GTAGTTGTTCGTCGGCGTGTCCAGCATCTGGTCGAACGTGACGCCGCTCGTCACCGAGATGCCGCTGGTCGTGAAGTTGTTGCTGTTGCCGCTGGTGTCGTAGCCGATGGTCGTGGTGCTGGCAGCGTCCTTGAACTGGAGGAAGAAACCGTTGGTGCCGTAGGTGCCAGAGTACGCCTTCGGACCCCACACGCCCGTGGTAGCATCGGTCTGGCCGAAGCTGGAGGGCGTCAGGGCTTGGCCGTCGATGAAGGTCTCGTTGGCTGCGTACATGTCTCCATAGAGCGCAGCATAGTCCAGCCTTCTCAGGTAGTGAGTGCGGCCCGACACATTCCATTGACATGCGGTGGACGCGCCAAACGGACCCGTTGAATAGCTGACAGTCTGTCGCGAATTGTTGACGTAGATCTGGATGCGGTCTGTGCTGGTGGCGTTGGCGCTGTCGTAGATGACGACGAGGTGATACCACGCGCTTGGGTCACGAAAGACGGCAGTCGTCGCCATCTGTACGTTGTACGCGCCACTAGCTATCTGCGAGATCTGGATTGTGTCGCTGGCGGTGTAAGTGACAGCGAAGAAATTGTTACTCGACCCGTCTCCACCACAAAATATCTGCTGCGATCCCAGCGCGCCTCGCTTGATCCAGCCAGACCAAGTCCACTTAATGTTGGATGTCGGGCTGCCAAAGCTGCGCGACAGGTAGGCGCTATTGCTCGCGCGGAAGCGCAGCGAGTTCTGGATCTGGTAGCTAGCGCCGCTGCCGGCCAGCAAAACTTGGTGGATTGCGGACATTACGAGACTCCGATGCCCGAGATGACCCACTCGGTGTTGGCGATCTTGACGATGGTGGCGAGACCGGCGGCAGCAACCTGGCGCGCCCCCACGGCCCCATCCTGGGAATTGTAGAGGGTGTCCGAGGTGATGCTGAGATCGATGGGCCCCGCAGAGGCGTGGTTGATGACGGTGATGACCGTGCCCACCGCGAATGCTACCGAGGCGTTGCTGGGGATGGTGTAGGTTGCGGTGCTGGTGGCGGAAGCGGGATGGAAGACATGCTTGCCCGCATCGGCGCTGACGAAGGAATAGACCGAAGCCTGCACGTTCTGCTGGACTCGGGAGGTTACCGCCTTGGCAGCTTCAGGGGTGACGGCCCTCTGGGCGTCGGTTCCCACCAGGGCGGAGGAGGTGTCCGCCAAGCGCAGGATGCCAGCCACGCTATCGGTGGCGCTGGTAATACCCAGGACTACGCGCACAGCCGAAGCATCGGTGACGCTGAGGGTCCCGTTGATGTTGAGGACGGAGGTGAAGGTGTTGATGCCCGTGAAGGTATTAGCGGCGCTGAGTTGGGCAAAGGGTGGCAGCGCATTGATGACGCTGGTACCCGTGGCCACCAGGAAGACCCAGAGGTCGCGGGGAAGCACCACGCCTGTGCCCGCCGAGGTGCGGAAGGTGACATCGGCCCCAGAGGCGCGGCAGCGCACCCAGTAGGTCTTTTCCACGTCGGGCACCACCACCGAGATGGCGGAGGTAACGGTACCCGTGAGGTCGAGGACGGCATTGCGGGCCTGGTCGGACACGCCGTCGGCGGCACTCACCACGTAGGAGGAGCCCCCCGAGATGTCGATGGCCTCGTAGCCCGCGATGGCCTGCTGCAGGAGATTGAGGTTGTTGTTGGTCTTGACTCCCCACGTGTTGGCATTTTCGCCGGTGGCTTGGAGTTCCAAACGGAGGGAGGAACTGTAAGTAGAGGGCATTACACGCCTCCCTGGAGGGTGTTGTCGCCGCCGGCGGGCGAGTTATTGTTGAGGTTGTCATCCTGGCGGGTGCGCCGGGCCTCGTTGCGCAGCTTCCCAACGGCATCCTGGTACTTGCCCTCCCAGAGGGCGGCGGCCTGGTAGTTCTTCATGAACATGCAGGCTTCCTGCATGCACCCGTAGAAGAGCGCCTCAGGGGCATACTCCGTGAGCCAATTGGTGGAGGTGCCCACGCTGCCAATGGAGGTGGGGATCTGCACGTAGGAGATTTCGAGGGAGGCGCTGGTGGAGGGCGCGGGGGCCACCAGGATCTGGTTGTACCCCCAGCGGGCATAGTACTTGGGTTCACCCACGGAGGTGCGCTGCGGCCAGTACTCGCGGAGGAACTCGTCAGTACGCATGATAAGCTGGCTGTACCTTCCCGCCGACACGTAGGTGACGTTCTTCAGCACCAGCGCGTCCGAGGGGATGGACACCAGGTAGGTGGAGACCGCAGCGGTAGTGTACACTACGAAGCCGTAGGTGTCAATGTCGCGGGCCAGGCGCATCCGCGTTTGGTCGATGAAGGTGGGGATGGCCGCAGCGAATTCCGTGTCGTCATTCTCGGTGGCGCTGCGGATGTAATCGTAGAGTTGAGTGTAGGAGGTGGACATTAGGTGACTCCTGCGCCCGAGATCATCCACTGCCCGGTATCCACCTTGATGATGGTGGCGAGGGCCGGGGCCGCCAAGGTGCGATTGCCCGTGGTGCCGTCGTTGGCGAAGACCAGGGTATCGGAGGTGATGGAAACCGTCACCGTGCCCGCCGACACCTGGTTGATGAGGGTGATGACTGCCCCCAGGGGGAAGAAGACGGAGGCGCTGGAAGGAATGATGATGGTGGCAGCAGCGGTGGCCGAGGTGGGATGCAGGATGTGCCTGCCGATGTCGGCAGAAACGAGGGTGTAGGTGGTAGTGGCCTGCACGTTCTGCTGCACCCTGCTCATCACGGCGTAGGATGCTTCGGGGGTCACGGCCCTCTGGGTATCCGTGCCTGCCAGGGCCGCACTCACATCTGCGAGGCGCACCAGGCCAGCGGAGGTGGGGGTGGCCGAGGTGATGTTGATGGCGGTGCGGAACCCGTCCTTGTCGGTGACAGACACTGCGCCATTGAGGTTGACAATAGAAGCGAAGGTGTTGGCCCCAGTGAAGGTCTGGGTGGACGAGAGGCGGGCGAAGGCACTGGCCTGTATGATGCTAGCGTAGTAGGCTGCGAGGGAAGCGGAGTCGGCAGCCTGCGTGGCGTAGGCCGAGGCACTCGTGCGATAGATGAGGGCAAGGGAGGCGTCGGCGGCAGCCGAGGTGGCATACGCGGAAGCCGAGGTCTTGTAGACGAAGGCAAGGGAAGCGTCGCGCGAAGCCGCCGAGGCAAAGGCAGAAGCCGATGCCGCGTATACGCCAGCCACCGAAGCTGCATTGTTGGCCACTACGGCAGCAGCGCTGGCCGAAGCCGCATAGATTTGGGCCACTGAGGCATTGGCCGCCGCCGAGGTGTTGGCCGCAGAGGCCTGCTCGGCATAGATTTGCGCCACGGAAGCTGCCGCGTTGGCGCTGGTCTTGTAGATTGCCGCAAGGGATGCATCGCGGGAGGCGGCACTCGCCGCATTGTTTGCCGAGAGTGCGTACTGCGCCGCAAGGGACGACTGAATGAGGGCAATGGAGGAGTAGGACTCCGCCTGGTTGCGCGACACCAACGCAGCGGAAGCATCGGCAGCAGCAGAGGTGGCGAAGGCGCTGGCAGAAGCCTTGTAGACTCCCGCGATGCTCGCCTGGTTGGCCGCGTCGGTGGCAAAGGCGCTGGCACTCACCTTGTAGATCTGGGCCACGGAAGCGTAGCCCCCAGCTTCGGTGGCGTAGGCGCTCGCAGAAGTCTTGTAGAGTTGGGCGAGGGAGGCGGCCACCAGCGCGAGGGAGGCTTCCTGGGCAACCGAAGAGACCTGGGCGGCGGCGGAGACGGCACGATCCGCAGCACTCGCGGCATCTACATAGGAGGCCGAAGCAGCGGCGGCGTACACCCCGGCGAGGGAGGCATCGGCGGCTGCACTCACCCGGTAGATGTTGGCGTTGACTGCGGCTGTGGAGGCGAGGTTGGAGTAGGTAAGGGCGTCGTTGGCATACCCCGCCGCAACGCCCACATTGGAGGCGATGGTGTCGATTTGGGTGCCGGGGAAAACCACGGCGGCCTGCTTGGTGCCCGAGGAGAAGTCGACAAGGGTGTTGCCGTTGGAAGAGCTATAGACGGTGTTGCGCGCCAGGTAGGGGATGCCCCCCGAGAGGGTGAAGGTGCCGAGGCCCACTTCCCACTCGTTTGCCGTTTGGTGGGTGATGGCGTAGTAGCACTGGTTGCCGTTGCCCACCCCCGCGCTGAAGGTCTGGAAGTTGCGAACGGCCCCCAGGAGGGCGAGGGCCCCCGTGCCATTTCCCGTGGTGTTCTCGCGGACGCGGTTGGCGTTGACAATGGTCATCAAGAACCTCCGGGTCCGCCGTCATCCAGCGGGAGTTGCTGCTCATCGGTCTGGTTGTAGTTGATGGCCAGGGGCACATCGGGACGCGGGTAGCGCAGGGCCTGCGGGTCGGGATAGACCGGCGGAGGACGGTTCTGCGGGTGGGTCATCAAGTTGAATTCGCCGTCGTTGCAAGTGGAGCAGACGCGCCAACGGGTGCCCGGCTCATTGCGGATCTGGAGGTAGCGGTAGCGGAAACCGCACCTGTCGCACAAGCTCCAACTGTGTTTGCCGGAGGCGAAGTTGCCCATGTCAGTACCTGTAGCGTGGCACTATACGGAGGGGGGCGCGCTCCCTGTCCTCGTCGGTAGCATGCAGAAGCTGGTCTTCGTACTCCGCCTTGAGCATCGCCAGGCGATCCATGGGGAACTGCATCCCACGGTTGAGGCCCAGGTAGTAGGCGAGCCCGGCGACGAGGGCGGGCCAGAAGCGGCGGGGCATGTCGGGGTCGTTGCTGAGCTTGCCGGCATCCTGCACGAAGCGCATCTTCCAGTAGACGAGGATGTCCGTGGAGTTTTCAGGCGCGGGCCACACGTAGATAAGGGGGTATTCGCGCTGCCTGTTGACGAAGTAGTGGGTGGGCCGGCCCTGCTGCTCCTTGCGGGGAATGTCGAGGTACTCGCCAAATCCCAAGCGGGTCATGATGAGGTCGGTGCCGTTGCGGCGCACCACGGCATCGAGGAGGTCGAGGGTGTCGGTGCTGCAGGAGATGGTGGCCACCGCCGACGTGAGCGTGACGAGGACCTGCTCCAGGGTGTGGAGAAGGATGCCGCGATTCTGCAGGTCGGTGAAGAGGAGGTCCAAAGCCCGCCGGGACACCCGGGCTTCGGTACCGAGAGTGGGCTCGCCCCCAACCCGAAGGGTTGCCTGTTCAAGCAACTCGTCGAGCGGGAGGGAGAAGGAGGTGGTCCCGGAGGTTGCCATGGCTTACTTGATGGTGTACTTGCCGCCCTTGGTGGCAGCGCCCATACCACGGCAGGAGCCGCCGCCGGCCATCTTCACGCCGCCGCCCTTACGGTAAATTTCGGAGGGCATCTCGGCCTTACGCACTCGCTCCTCACGGGTCATGTCCTTGACGATACCCTTCATGACATCGGTATCTGAGGGACGCGGGGGAGCCGGAGGGGGAGCGCGCCTTGCCATGCGCCGCTGCTGGGAAGTGGGGCGCGTGGGGAGCATCTCCTTGGCAAAAGCCGGGCGACGCACCTCGCGGTCCACCTCGCCACCCTCCTCATACTTCTTGACCTTGCCGCCCTTGGCGTATTCGCGATTGGGGCTGGCCGAAATGGGCTTGCCCGTGTCCTTCCGAAGATTGACGGGGGGCTTGTCCATGTTGCGGCGGGACGGCGGCCACTCAATCTCGGCGTCGGTATCCTTGTCGTACCCCCGAATACGCTTGCCGCCCTCGTCATACTCGATTTTTCCGGCGGGGGGCTTGCTGTAATCTTCCTTGCTGGGGGGCCACGGAATCTCGCGCCCTTCCAGGTCGAAAGCACGGACACGCCCCTTCCTGGAATCCACCTTGCCGCCCTCGGCATAGAGGTTGTAGTTGAAGCCACGCTGGGCCGCGCCCGCACCCCGGGAGGTCTTGCCCCCGTGGGACATCGTGGCCATGTCGCGAGGCTTTCCGCCCCTGAGTCCGCTCTTCATGGTGACCTCTCAGTAGATCTTGTAGTCGCCGCCCTTGGAGGTGCAGCCCATCCCCCGAGAGACGGAACCACCCTTGGCGTAGCGCGGAGCATTCTTGGCCGGCATCTCGATGCGCTTGGTGACGGGCATCGTGTAGACGGGCGGCTGCTCGAACTTGTTCTGGTAGCTGGTGCCCTTGACGGCAGCACCCTTGCCCTTCATGGTGGCCATGGCGGACCTCAATCGTAGAAGAAGGTTAGGCGCGCTTGGTTGGACGTGGAGACTACGACAAACATGCCGATCTCGTGACGAATGCCAGCGCTGGGGAGGAGGAGGGACTGCGTGCCCGGCGTCGCACCCGAATCGTGCGGCAGTGCAATCTGCATCGTGATGC